GTGGACGAACAAAAGCGCATTCATCTAATTGCAACACCGGTCATGACGCAAGAGCGTTTCGCCCAACTGTCCGGCCTCACAGAAGGCCAGGTACGCGGACAGATCGAAAAGGGCCACCTGCCGTCAATCAAGATCGGTCGAGTTCGTTTGGTGAATATTGCGGCCCTGTCTCAGGAAGCGCTCGATCAGGAGGAGTTCTGAACCATGAGATCTCTTAATCGTGTTGGCAAATACGTTCAGGTCTGTGTGTGTCGTTCCACCAGGCACGGAATCAAGCCAAGTAATGTCTGGTTCTTCGACGGAAAACAGTGTGTTGGGGATGCTGATCGTCTTGGTCCGGCCCGCATGGTCGCCCCTGGTACTGTTGCGGTAAGTGCTTCTGGCCGCCAATGGATGGCCGTAGGCGGTGATTGTGTGAATGGTGCCGCTGGTTGGTCCTTTGTCTCTCGCTATGTCGATCAGCCGCCAGTTAAAGGCGAGCCCGTCCACTTCAACGACAATCCCAAGTCTTTAAAGATCCGCGTCAAGCTGGATACCTACCTGGAATACTTTCAAAGCGTCAAAGGTCACCTACCACGTTCGGTGGTCCTTCGTAGTGAACAGTTATCGACTGTAGGAGCGCTGCCAGGGCAGTTCTATAAAGGCGTCCGCCTGGAGGCTTTCTCATGACTCAGGCAATCATCCCCCCGCGCCAGGAACAGGTAGAAGACCCGGAAAAGCGCTTCTATGTGGTCGCTCCCAGATCCACAAAAGTGGCCCTGGAAAACGAAGCCTTCAGTCGTGGAACGGACTTATGGACCCTTTCCGGTGCCGTTCTTCAGTCCTGGTTAGCGTCTGGCTGTCCGGATTACGGCTTTGCACCTGATCAACCCCCCGTGTCTGAAAATCCGCCCTCGTCGCCGTCACCGTCGCAGCTCGCGGACGATCAGGGAGCTAAGTCATGACCAGCGCAAGGCTGCGCAGCACGCGGAGCGCTTGGCCTTGCGCTGGTCAGGGCTTGGCTCACAGTCCGCGAAATGGAGCTGCGTCGGTGTCGGTGGCGAGGGTGGATGACCGCCCTTTGAGCCTGAGCCCGAGTGGTGAGCAATCGATGCAAGCGGAGCGCGCCAGGCAACAGGGATCGTCACCCGTAAGGGCCGACACCCTAGTGTCGGGGAGCGAAGCGAGTAGAGCCCGCCCCGGAGGGGTTGCGCTTCACCTGACAAACAAAGAAGCCCGTCAGTTAAAGAAAAGCCTGGAATGCCAGCTTAAAGCGATTCGCTCAAGCCTGGCCTTCTGGAAACACGAAACCGCCAACTATGGCACCAACCCGCCATTCAACATGGCAGCGAAGCTTTACGAAGCGGAATTGATACAGCGCCTCTTTTTGGAGCTGTTCGACATCACCAAAACCAACACTCAATACGAAACGGCCTACAAAACGGCCAAATACCAGGAGTAAACACCATGCAATTCGAAATGACAGCATCCGTATTCGGCGTCAACAAAGTCACCGTCGAAGGCCGCACCTTTTGCAGCATGTTCACCGGCCAACGCCCCGTAGGCGAAAACGCCGAAAGTACCCTTGGCCTCGAAGTGACAAAGATCAGCGCCGAACCCGCCGTATTCGACCAGCTCCAGAAAGAAGGCTTCACCCCCGGTGACGATCTCAAACTCGTCGCCATGCTCAAAAAAGCCGCTGGTGGTAAGAGCCAGCCGCACATCATCGGCGTGGTCCCTAACCAGAAAACCGCCCCGGCTCCTGAGCCGCAGAAGAAAACCGCGTAACCCGCCATGACGGACGCAGAAACCATCGTGGCGGCCATGAACGGCCTCCACGAACTCGAATTCGCCCTTGGCTGCATCCTCGCATTCGGCCTCGGGTGGATAGGAGGGCATCAACGGTGAACGAACTGTCGATCCTCCAGTACGCCGGGATTTTCCTGACCTGCTGGGCCACTGGCTACAGCATTTCTTACAAGATCCTGACCTTTAAAAAACTCGCAGATGAGGTGTCATCATGAAAGCAAAACTGAACGCGCTGGCTGCACGCACCAGTCAGCTGAAAAATAAAGTAGCGGCCGGTGGCCTGGGCGCAGCTGTGCTCCTGGCTTCCGGCTCAGCCCATGCCGAACTGCCGGCCCCGGTCGCAGCGGCGTTTACCACCATCGAAACGAACTTCACCGATCTGGAAACCGCCGGTTGGCCGGTAGTTGCCACCATCACTGGCGGCCTGATCCTGATCAAGCTGTTCAAGAAGTTCGCTAACCGGGCTACCTAACCATGAGCCGCAACGCTCAAAGCCTGAGCCGCCTTCGGGCGGCTTTTTTTGTCTAGCTTTTGAGGGCTCGTAATGGGTTATCGGCGTCTGTGTTGTGCTTTTTTGGGTTTGTTTGTCTGGTCGATCTCGGGTGCTGCGAGTGCTAATGATGGGGTGTTTCCGACGGCATCGGATGCAATGGCTTACTGCCAAAAATATTGGGCAGATGCTAACCCTGACGTTAATTACTGTAACGATTCGTCTGCCTGGGGGAAAGTAACTGGCAAAAAATACAGCGGTGTTTACCGCAGCTATTTAATTGGTGAATGTCCGGCTGGCGAGGAACCTGTCGGCGAGTTTAATAAATGTGTCGCTCCTCCGCTTGATCCTGAGTGTCCCGATTCCGGTTCAGCCGGTGCATATACTTTTCAGGGTTCTGCCCCTGCTAGCGTTTGCGATGGCTCCTGCATGCTGACGAAATCCGGGCTAGCGATTGGTACCCCTGACGGCTCGGGCGGCACAACTTGGTTGGCTGGCATGGATTACACCGGGGAAAGGTGCGATACCACCGGTGACGCGCTTCAGCCCACTGTGCCGCCGTCTGATCCTCTCCCTGATCCGTCTAATCCTTGTTATACAGACACTTCAACCCCTGAAACCACGGATTGCACTTTGGTTAATGACAAGGGTGACGAAGTCCCCCCAGGTGATCACGGCCCCGACGAAATCTGCGAAGAAGTTAACGGCGCTTTCGGTTGCACTCACCCGGAAGAGGAAGGCTGTGATTACCGAAACGGGGAACAGGTTTGCTATTACCCGGACGGTACCCAAGTGCCTAGTGATTCCCCCGATCACCCAGATAATGGCGGGAACATGGACGGTCGAGACAACAACGACCCGTTAGACCCTCGCACCCCGGAAGAAGGTGGCGACCCAAACAACCAGCCAGGTGATAGCACTGGCGAAGGGGGCGGAGCAACAGAAGGTACTGCAAGAGAAGGCGTAAGACAGCAGAAACTCACTAACCAGAAGCTCGATTCCGTAAACAAAAACCTGGATCAAGTCGAGGACGGTCTTGGTGGACTGGGTAAAGGTATCGGGACATTAAACCGAACCACAGAAGATATTCGTGAAGCCGTTGACGCTGCCGTTGATGCAACTCGCGGCGATCCAACTGCGCTCGAAAATGGGGTAACGAACGCTATTAGTGAGTCGGGCGATACAGCTGTGGATCAATACGACCAGCTGATCGACGGCATGTCCGAAGAAGGGCCGATGGACGCGTCTGACCTTATGCCGATGGCTGAAAAGGTGAATGACGTCTTTTGGACTGGTGGTGCGTGTACCGACATCAGTTTCGGCACTCAGCAGCACATGTTCACTTTAACCTGCATTGACATCCAGCCGATTCGGGACATGCTCGGCTGGGTTTTGTATGCCTTCACTGTCATACGGCTTTTTCAAATCGTAAAACGACCAGTACCAGGAGCGGCTTAAATGGCGATTCTAGCAATACCTTGGTTAGCCACGGTTATAGGCACGGCCTTGACGGGCCTTATCGGCTTTTTTGGTAAATGGCTCAGCAAGAAATTTGCCGTATTAGCGGCTGTTCTGACGGCCGCCGTTGCTTTTACAGCGGCATTCCTGACTGGCATTCAGGGATTGTTATCGACCATTCACTACGCCATGCCGTCCCTGGGTAACTGGTTTGCGTTCCTGCCCAGCAACTTCTCCACGTGCGCCAGTGTCATCGTGTCGGCGGAATTAATGCGCTGGGTTTATGACTGGAACGTCCGCGTTATTCAGTGGAAGTTGTTGTAATGGCTGTTTACTTCGTGACTGGCAAACTCGGCAGCGGCAAAAGTCTGGCCGCTGTCGGCAAGATCCGGGACAAGCTGATTGAAGGGCGCCCTGTCGCCACGAACCTGGATCTGAGACTGAACAAGCTCATTGGCCCGCAGGCTAAAAAAACCGTTGTTTACCGTGTCCCGGATAAACCCACGGTCCATGACATGAAAGCCCTGGGTAATGGTAACCCCACCTACGACGAAGAAAAGAACGGCCTCATTGTCCTGGATGAATGCGGCACCTGGTTTAACTCCCGGGACTGGCAAGACAAGGATCGTCGCCCCCTGATTGACTGGTTGCTTCACGCCCGAAAGCTCGGCTGGGACATTATCTTCATCATCCAGGACGTCAGCATGATCGATAAACAGGCTCGTAAAAGCGTGGGCGAGTTTGTTGTTTACTGCCGTCGCGTTGATAGGGCAATGAAAATTCCCCTGATCGAGAGCCTATACACCTTCATCACCAGTAAGAAGTTTCCAAAGGTCAAAGCCCATCTCGGTATTGTCAAATACGGCGACCTTCCTAACTCCCTCAAAGTTGATACCTGGTGGTACATGGGCCGTGATCTTTACCCCGCCTATGACACCAAACAAGCGTTTACCGACGACTACCCCCACGGCATTTACCAAATGCTACCGCCCTGGTACACCCACGGGCGCTATGCAGTCAAAAAGGATTGGCGGTTTTATATGCGAATGACACGAATCTACCTCAAGCGATTTTCAAAAGTGGTCGTGCTATCCGGTGGCATCGTTGCCGGAGCGTCGATTGCATCCGTTATGCAACCGGAACCCGCGCCCCAGGTGCAACCGGTTGAAGTCATCGAAACACCAGGTGAGGAAGAGCAACAGGAAACAGAAGCTGAAACGTCGATCGCCTCCGCCTTCGATCGCGACGACGAACCTCAAACCCTCGAAGAAAAGTTCGACGGCTTCGTGATATCCGGTGTTGCCCAGGAAGCGGACGGTACACCTATTTACATACAGCTCAGTAACGGCGAGAAAAAGTACAACCTCGAAAACCTGCGCTCGGCTGGTCACGTGGTGCGAATGGTTGACCGCTGTGAAGTGCTCATTATGGATCGAGCCCGAGAGCAGAGGGTGAGGCTGCACACGACCTATTGCCCGCGCAGTGATCCCCCCGAAACGCCGCCAAGAATGACCGATGAGCAGCTCAAAAAGTATTGGCTTAGTGAACGAATGACAGAGCGGGACGCGGCCCCGTGACGCACACGACGCAGTCGGGGGCGTCACGGGGCCGCGGAACCGCTCCCTAGACGTCCCTGTAACACGTCTCGTGGAAAACACCCGTTTATTCAGTGTATTTCAAAAGGTATCAATGATGACTATCAGAGAATTCGAGCGAATCGACATCAAGACCGGCGAAGTTGGAAATGGTGACTTGTGGGTTGGTCCAGGTGGGTTACAAGCTGATTTGAAGAACGTCAACGTTCTCTGGACCGGTGTGGACACCGTCCGACAGCTGTTTCATGGTCGCCTGAGACAAGACATCCTCTCCCCGCTGGTCGAAGCCTACGAATCCGGCCATGGTGCCGTGATTACCCTCAACGGCCTGCAATGGTCCGTCATGTCCGGCAGACGGGGTGGCTTCCGCTACCTGCTGCAGAACCGGGAACACGGCCTCACCATCCTGGTACAGAACTTCTACGCCGAAGCAGACAGCCCCGGCACCCACGTAAAAATCGAAGCCTCTCCCCGGTGGCTCTATGAACGCGGCAGCCAACAGGTACACGATGAGCTGATGCAGTGGGGCAAACTCTTCCTGGAAGCCATCGAACCCTCTGGCATTGCCTTACACCTGGCTGTCGACTTCCAGGGCTGGGAACCCCCGGAAGATTTTGCGCAACGCTTTGTCACACGCGCAAAAACCGTCAGTGTTCATAACGGTGTGAGTAACGTCGAATGGGAAACCGGTTCCACCGTCAACGGCAAAGGTGAAACCTTCACCTTCGGCAAGGCCAACAGCCTGCAAACCTGCCTCTATGACAAAACCAAGGAAATCGACGTCTCCGACAAGCGCGCCTTCATGGAAAGCATTTGGGAAACCGCCGTAAACGAAGATTCATTCCCCGACACCTGCTATGACCCCGGCAAACCCGTTTGGCGCCTGGAAATCCGCCTTCACCACCGCATCGTGAACGAAGTCTCTGACGGAACCGAAGGCATCGGCCCCATCAAGACCTTCACAGACGCGGTACAGCACCTTACCGGCCTCTGGCGTTACGCCCTCCAGGGCAACCGGTACGAGGTCAGGAAGAATCTGGTACACCCCATCTGGACCAAGCTGCGTGACGATGTGTCATTCGGCCATCCGGCCCCGCACCTGCTGTACAAACGCGCAAAAAAGCAACCGGGTTGTGGCAATGCAAAGAATGTGGGCCTGGCATTCGGCAACCTGTTGAGTATTTATGCCCGCAACCGGTTCAACGCGCGTCAGGCCTGGGACTGCCTGAAGAAATCAGGCCTGTGGGAAGACCTCTGCAACTACTACCGCCGAAGGGACATTAGAGAGAACGAGCTATTCCAGTTGGTTGAGGACGGGTTAACGAAGCGGCGGCTACTGACAAAGGTGGCGGCATGATCAAGAAAACCTCCACCGGGTGGATGGTGGATTTCTATCCCGATGGTCGTGGTGGTCGTCGGATACGGAAAAAGGGGTTTAAAACCCGCCTTGATGCTAATGCCTGGTTGCGTCGTTTTCACCAGAAAGGGAAGGGGAGCGGTCTTCGTCTCTCTGACCTTGTCGATTACTGGTATCAGCACCACGGTCATGCACTGAAGGACGCTAAATATCGATACAGCCGAATCACTGCGATAGTTTCCCGGCTAGGTAACCCCTTCGTGGCTGACTTCACCGCCACTGATTGGCTTGAGTATCGAATGGCGCGAATGAATGAGGTCTCGCCCTCAACTGTCAATCATGAGCAGCGCTATTTGAAGGCGGTGTTTTCTGAGTCTATCCGCCTCGGACGCATCCAGGATAACCCGATCGGTAATGTTCGCCAGCTCACTGAACCCCATCACGAAATGATGTTTCTGAGTCTGGATCAGTGTCGAAAGCTGCTTTATGAGTGTTTGGCGAGTTCCAACCCGTTTACCTGGGCCGTTGCGGTTATTTGTTTGGCCACCGGTGCCAGGTGGTCAGAAGCTGAGGGTTTGACGTGGGTGAATTGGTTGCCAGGCAAAGTGATTTTCAGAAACACGAAAAACGGCAAGGATCGGGCCGTTCCGATTGATCCGGATGTTCAGAGGGAAGTAGAGGAAATAGCTTTGCCAGGTCCTGGACGAATGTTTGAAACGTGCCGGTATGCGTTCAGGTCTGCTTATGGCAGGTGTGGTTATGAGACGCCTCAACAGCTAACCCACATTCTCCGGCATACCTTTGCCAGTCATTTTATGATGAACGGCGGGGATCTCCTCACCCTTCAGCGTATTCTTGGTCACGGTTCGATTAACATGACCATGAAGTATGCGCACCTTTCACCGGACTACCTGGAATCGGCTGTGAGGCTTTGTCCTATGGCGAGTCTACGCGTGGACACGATGTAG